AACCTACACAGCGACAGCGAGGCAGTGGCAGTGCCGCCCGTTATAAATGTCAGTGTGGTGGCGGTAAACGAGTACGGGGCTGTAAAAAACGCCAGCATCAGACTTCCCGAGGATGCCGCCGCGTTGCCGATAGTGCCGTGCCCGCGAGGCAACCAGTCAATTGATGTATTGGTCGTCTGCATCGCCCATCGCAGGTTTTGGTTGACTGTGACGTTGCTGCTCAACCTCGCATCGCTCAGCGTGCCAGAGGTGACCTGCGAGGCTGCGAGCGACAGGGCATCGACACCGCCCGCAGCATGGCTGGAGGCGTGACCAGGGACGTTGGCCACCAAGTTCCAGGTGTAGCCGTCCCAAGAGTAGGTACGGCCGTTGACTGCGGCAGTTTGGCCGGACGTTGGCGATGCTGGGAATGTTATGCTCATGTGTTACATACCTACCGTCAGGAGAGCGGCGAGGTGGTGGGGGCGCGGGTCATGAGTTCACAAAGGCAGACGCGGCTGGCGTAAACGTGGTGCCGCTTGGGTAGCGGGCCGCCTTGGTAATCCGCACTTCGTCAATGTTGCCCGGAAACCAGTATTTGTAGGTGACGTCATAATCTAGCGCGCCGACTTTTAGCGTTGCGGTATTGTTTGCAAGCGCGGATGTATATGAAGTGCCGCCGCTATTCAAGAGCACGCCATCCTTGTACAGATACACGGTATTCCCGCTTCGCACCGCCGCAACGTGATACCACGTATTCAGCGCGAAATTGGCTGTGCCCGATATCAACGTTCTAGCTCCAGAGGTGCTTGTCAGTCCAAGATTGAGCAACTGAGCACTAGACCCTGCGACACCAAAGTTCCATCCCAGTGATGATGGCGTGCTGCTTCCGTCATCGCGGGTAATAAAATACGCACCGTAATCACCTTCGTACGAAGATGGATATGCCGACAACCTTATCCATGCCTCAACCGTAAAATCTCCGCTGAAATAAAAGTTGTCGCTGGAAGCAAATCGCACGTAATCGGTGGTGCCGTTCAGCAGCAAACTTGCGCCACCAAACTTACTCTGCGATGTGCTGGTCTGCGCAGAGCCAATGCGAGTAGCCGCCTGCGCGTACGCGCTGCTGTCGGCAAACGTGGTGCCGCCATCCGCCCCGTCACAATGCAGCAGCAAGGTCACGGACGAAAACAGCGGATCCCAAGAACTCAGGGCCGCCCGCGCCCAAGTGTTGCTTGCCGATGCAACATAGAAATACGAACCGTCATACGCAATCTGCCCAGCCGTGCCGGTCGCCGTCGCAGATGCTGGTACGCTTGACCATGACAGGCCAGAGCCACCACTCGCCGCGACCAGTTCCCAAGCCGCGCCGGTCCATGACCAAGTGCGTCCGTTGGCAGTATAGGTTTGACCTACAGTGGGTGATGCTGGGGGGGAGAGTGGCATGTGCTAACTCCTATGCGATGCTCAGTGTGGCAGTGACGCGGTCGCTTGGTGTATACGAGGGCAGGGTGCCGATTGTGCCGCAGATTAGGAATTCGATTAAGTGTTTCATGTCGCACTCCAAGCAGCCGGATCGACCATGAATCGCCAAGACCAGACGACTCGCCTGACGTTGCCATTGACTTGGGAAACGCCGTGAATCTGTTCCGACAGAAGATAGGCCAGCGCGTCTCCTTCCCGCTGCTCTCGCTCCACGCCGTCAACGCTCACTACGCCTCCTGACGCTGGAGCGGAAAGCAATGTGTTCACGCCGACACACACCAGACCATCCTGCCGGAAATGATGATCAACGTGTTCTGCAAACTCGCCGCCGGGAAGTAGAACACCAACCGTCATGCCGTCTAGGAATCGCGGCAGCGAGACCCCCAGCATCGGGAATCTATCCCTGATACGGCTCTGCACCTGATAGGCGACTTCGGGGAATCCGCCAGCCTCCACCACCGCGTTGCTGTTTGAGATTTTACGCAACAAATACGACTCGCCGTCCGCAGTTCTTGCGTCTCCGAGGCACGCCGCATTGGTGTCGCACCAAGCCAGCAGTGAGGCTCGTTCGCTCTCGCTAACAAAATTGCTTAGAAGAATAACGCTCATTAGTTGCAGTCCTGTTGCAGAGTGAATGACGCAAACGGCCCCGTCCCAACGGCATTGACGGCAGCAACTTGGAACGAGCCGGTGGGCGCGTGGCTGCTGACGAACCCGCCGGTATAAGAACCTGCTGGTCGCGAGCCGCTAGACGGAGCAACACTGGTCGTCGCGCCGCTGCCGATTCGCCAAACGTATCCGGTGATTACCGAACCGCCGTTAGAAGCCGGCGCGTTCCACATAGTTGAGTTAGTCGAACATCCCCAGTAGTTGTCGGCATTTCGCAGTGAAGTCGGTGCATCAGGAACGCTCGCCGAATTCGGCGTCACGGCACTGCTCGCCGCCGAGTAGCTGCCCGTTCCGATGGCATTCGTTGCTGAGACGCGGAAGACATACGGCGTGCCGTTGGTGAGCGAAGTCACAACCACACCACTCGTCGCGGTCGATGCCGCCCGAGTGAACGTCGTCCACGTTGAGCCGCTGTTGGAACTGAACTGAACGGTGTAGTCCGTTATTGGAGTGACAGAAAGAACGGTTGGCGCAGTCCACGCGAGCGAAACCTGTGCGTTGCCCGCTGTGGGGGTCACGCTTGTTGGCGCAGGTGGAGTAAGCAACGCCCGCAACTCAGTGTCAGTGCCGCCGCCACCACTCACACCTAACTCAATGTAAGCACCCTGCCACATGTATGTCCGCGCCGTGTCCGTCGCAAGATAAATCACGCCAGCCGATGATCCGATTGCTGGAAACCCTGCGACCGTCGCGGCGGTGAATATGCTGCCCGATCCACCGACCGGACCGACCTCCGCGTACACGCTGCCGTTCCATTGAAATAAGCGGCCGGAAGAAATGCTGAGATAGAGGGCCGTTGTTGAGCCGGTGCCGGGGAAGCTAGCTGTATTGGCGTATGCGAATAGCTCCGTGCCACCCCCGGTAGCCAGCTGCGTGACGGCACCCGAGCCGTTCCTATAGAACAGCTTGCCGTCTGCCTCATTGATGGCGATCTGCCCAGAGACGAGCGAAGACGGCACCGCAGCGGCCGTCGTTGATCGGAGGATCCGAACGGTAGCCAACTAGAACGAACCTCCATCGATGTCGGAGCTAGGCGCGAGGTAATCAGTTCCAGCAGACGCTACGGAATACGCGGAGCCATTTCCTTTGAGAAGTCCGTTAACGGCCGCGGTCAGGCCCGTGCCGCCATAGCCAACGGCTACCGCGGTGCCCTGCCAGACACCCGTGGAAAGCGTGCCAACGCTCGTCAGGCTGGAAGCGGTGACACCAGAACCGAGGGTTGTGGCCGAGAGGACGGTCGATCCGTTGATCTCATACACCTTGCCAGTCAGCAGGTTGAAGTCTTGGTTGCTCGTCCAAGCTGCAGTGGCGCTGACCCAATTCAGCGTCTTGTCACTGTTCCCCTTGAGCGTAATGCCACCACCGTCGGCTGTGGCGTCTGAGGGCGAGGCGGTATCGCCCAGAATGACGTTGATGTCATCCACGCTGACCGCGGTGCTATTGATGGTGGTCGTCGTACCGTTGACGGTTAAGTTGCCGCCGACAGTGACGTTGCCAGAAAAATTAGCCCCAGCCAGCTGGGCGTACCCGGATAGATCGACGTTGCCGCCGCCCGCCGCGACAGCCGAATCGACATAGGCCAGCGTGGCAAACGCCCCGGATCCACCGATGGCGATAACGCTAGTGGCCAGCCCACCCGCGCCGCCAGTGCCAGTCCCGTAATAGAGGATATTTGTCTGCTCATTGAATGCCAACTCTGCGTTGGCCATGCTGCTTGGTGCGCCAGCCCCGCCTCCGCTCGCCCGTCGCTTGATCCGTAATGTCGCCATCAGAAGTTACCCCCGTCTACAACCGAACTCTCTGGATAATTACGCCACTTGCCGCTTGACCACCGCAGCACATCACCTGTTCTGATGTCTGTCATCTCCACATCGCTAGACGACGGCAACGAGAACCGCAACGCAGACAGCAGATACGGCAAATCGTTCCACCGCGTCACACCGTCACCGATCTTGATCGCGCCCGAGCCGAACGCTGGGTCTGTGTAGTCGTACGTGTCTGCCGATGGTTCCGTGGTAAGCGGGACATCTCGCTCATAGCCCACCTCGCCTGCAAGAAGGATCGGATTCGCGGCCGACCATTCCGCAGCCGTACCGCGTCGAAGCTGCGAGTATTTGATGTAGCTCATACGCCGCGCCCTTTGGCCCGATAGGCATGCTTGGCAATCACTTGCTCGCGGAGGTCCGAGTTCTTTGCGGAGGGGTTCAGCTTCTTGGCCTTCGCCACTTCCTCTCGCACAATCGTCTCGCTGATGAGCTTCCGCTTGGGATCGGCCACGCCCGGGTCGTAGTTCACCGTTCCGCTCACGGCCAATCGCCGCTTGTGGGCGACTTTGAGGACATCGTCATTGTTGGAAACCCACGCTTCGGGATCGCGCCAGCCTCGCTTGTCAGCCAGCCCTCCCACGTAGTGCTTGCCCGAGATGTTGATCCCGGCGCTCTTGGCTTCCGCGGCCACGTACTTGGCCTGTCGGACGGGCATGTCGTCCAGCTGCTGGTTGTTCATGCGGCCCTCCATGAACGCACGGTCAGTGCCCTTGGTGCCGGGGGGCGCCTGGAGGGCACACATCTCTGCGAATAGCACAGACTGGCCGTCCGCAATCATCTTGCGGTAATGGGACTGAACAGACTGCGAAGCGCGGGCGATTGAGAACGGAAGGTCGGTCATTGGTTGTAGGTCACTCTGTGGCCACGGGATTTCAGAAACTCACCCAGCTGTTGCGGGTTCACGTTAGGCCCATTGGCGCGGGCGAAGTCCAACGTCTCGCTAGTGGAACGGGCCACCTCCGGGTTGACCCCATGCGCCAGCAGCTGACGAATGCGGTCTTCTGGCGAAAAATTCCCGAAACTCTCGTCCACGTTTACATTTTTTTTAAACATTCGGCGTCCTCTCAGAAGGTGAATCAGCGGGCGGTGGAGGGGGTGGGGGAGGTGGCGGCGGAACCATGTACCGCGACACATCGGTGTTCATCGCCTTGCCCCAGTCCTCTAAAAGCGCGTTGAACAGTTCCGGCTTACCGGCCTGCAACAGACCCTGACTGATCGGCGCGAGGATCTGCATCGCGTTGGTGATGTTCTCAATGCGAGTGGCGACGTTGGGCTTCTTCACAGACCCAGCCTCAACGCGGTACGAATACTCCCGCACAACGGAATCCGGGTCTTCGCCTTGAACGTGCATCTGCCACGCCTGCGCAGCCATGGGGCCAAGCAGAGGAGCAACGTCCTGCGGGCCAATCAACCATCTGGCGAGGAGGGCTTCCTTGCGAGCGACCAGCGACAGAGCGTCTTCCAAAATATTTGCGTAATCGTCCGGCCTGACCGAAATCTGCTCAGCCTTCACCTGCGCTTCTGCAGCTGATCTGAAGGAATTCCTGGTCATGCCATAGATGAGTTCTGTCAAACCAACGCGACGGTCGAACAGCGCGGTGACCTCAGAGATGATCTGGTACATGTCCGAGGTGACACCCGGCATCTGGAAGACCGAGATCACATCGTTGACCGACCGGCCGATGGCTTCAGATATCTCTACGATCTTGAACCCGCCCTCATCCTTCTCCAGGATCTTGGCCTTCAGATCCGGGTCTGCGGACTTGGCCACGCCGATCAGCACCTGCGCGCTGGTTGCAATGCGCGTGGCGAGGAACGACATCGCCCAGTTGATGAATCGAAGCTCACCGATACCGGGACGAATGATAGAGATGGGCCAGCTGTACCCCGGCTTGCCGTGCCAAGCGAGCGGCGTGAACGGCCAGCCTCCTGGTTCTGCCCAGAATGGGATGGGCCACTGAGCCGCCATGAACATCGACGGCGCAACCCCAGTCTCGTCCACTTCCTCCTGCAACATCGCTTCGGGCATGTTCAGTGGGAAATCAATTCCCTCTGCCACGGCGATGTAGCAGTTGGGTCCGAACGCATCGAACTTGCCGCGGAGGTCTTTGTCGGCGTTCTTAAGCCGGTCGCCAAACCCCGTCTTGGAGTACACCTCCCAGTAGACGATGAGGTCGTTGGTCTTCCCCATCTTCTTCTTGTACTCAAAGCCGCGCTCGTTGTTGTCGCCGCGGGACGAGTAGCTTTCCATGTGCCCGCTCAGATCCTCGCGAGACAGGCCGAACTTCGCCGCCACTTCATCCACTGGCTGGACCCGTTTGCGCGCGGCCCAGCGGATGTCCTCAAACTCATCGGCATCGGGATCCCAGACGAGGTTGTCTATGGAGTCGTAGAAGCTCCCGGCCATCTTCAGCTGCGATCCCGGCGGCGAATAAAGCTCATGCCACCAGACGCCTGCACCCTTAATGAACGCTTCCTCCACCACCTTCCGCGAGTGCTTCTTAAGATCCAACTCGTTGGGCGTGTAGTTGAGGTAGTCTTCCAAGAGCCTGGAGACGAGCTTGCGCCGCTCCAGCATCATCTGCTGATCCTGCAAGCCCTGCTGGTACATCTGCATGCCGGGGTCTGGCATCATCACCGGCTGGCCATCGGGTCCAATGATTGGCTGACCGTCCGGCCCCATGGCTGGCACTGGGGGCTGGGGCTGGATGCCAAGGAGTGCTGGCCCGATGATGGGATACTCCTTGGGGGTCACCGCGCGGTTGGGGTTCCGGTGGTGGATCACCGCGGTAAAGAGGCGCACGGCCTCCCACACACGGTTGACCTGCATGCGGAATGCAGGAGGAGTCATGCCCTTGTTGTAGCCACGCTCCCCACGGGCGTACCCATCTTTCCACATGAAATCTGGGTCGCCAGCGAAGAAGTTCATCGCCTCGTCACCGTCCTCTGTGAACGGACGCTTATGGGCGGTGGCCTGCTTAATGCACTCAAGCCAGCGGGCGACGATTGGACGAAGCGGTTTATCCATGGGCACTCCTATTAGCTAGTGTCCTTACTTGCCCCTGCGGGCTTCCAAGTCGGCTACCTTCCGCTCCAAAAGCGCCACTTTCTCGGCCAGAATCGCATTCTTCTGAGGCTTGTGTTCCCAGAAGCCGTAGTCCTTCCACGCCTGGAACTCGTTCACGCCGGGGTCGGTGACATGGTGGACCGACTGCTTCTCATTCCCGCCGTAGCCGGGGGCCAAGGCCCACAGGGTGAGGGTCCGCTGGCTCACCTTGGTGACCAAGGCCGGGATGCACTCAGCGCCCTCATGGGCACGGAAGAACACCCAGTCACCAAGCTCAGCGGTCGGCATTACGTAATCGCTCATCTTTGTCTACTCCCCATTGGCCCGAGAACAATGCAGTTGTCTTCGGACGACTGCTGCCTGCGGCGTTT